AAAGACCCGGTGCTGTGGGGCGAGAAGTTCCTCGCCAACCAGGATGGAACACCCCGCAGCTACTGGCAGCACCAAATTGAAGATCTGCAGAATCGCCATACCCAGATCATCCACCAGGACGGTCGCGAGGTCGGTAAGACGATCGTGCTGACCACTCTCGTTCTGCATTTCGGGTTCACATCCCCGAACGACAGCGGTTTGGTGGTCACGCCGCATCAGGGTCATCTCGAAACCATCATTGAAGAGGTGGAACACCAGATTTTCAACAATCCGGATCTGGAAGCGAGCATCGCGAAGAACCGGCTTGGCCACCTCGATATCAAGCGGAAACCCTACTACCAGATCCGCTTCGCCGCGGGCACCCTGATCCACTTCCGGCCTGCTGGCGACAAGGGCCAGTCGCTGCGTTCCCTGCATGTCAACCGGATCTGGGTCGATGAAGGCGCCTGGCTGTCAGAACGTGCATGGAAGGCCCTGCGCCGCTGTCTGAATGCCAATGGCCACATGCGGATCTACTCCAACCCGAACGGATTGAGAGATTCAACCTACTACCGTCTCACCCAGGACAAGACCGGGCGCTGGTTCGTGGTACGGTGGCCCTCTTCCCTGCACCCGAACTGGACCGGGGAGCGCGAAGAGGAGTTGGTCGAGTTCTATGGTGGCCGCGACACCGCAGGCTACCAGCACGAGATCCTTGGCGAGCATGGAAGCCCGTCCTATGCCGCGTTCAATGTCGAAGCCTTCCATGCCAACCAGCAGGTCAACCATGTCTACCGCAAGGTCGTGGTGACCGGTGAGGAGCTGCTGGACTGCGCCGGTGATGAAGATGTCCGCACACGCTTCGATCTGCTGTTGGGGCTCACCCCGCAACCGGGCGACTACGTCCTCGGCGGTGACCTCGGCTACACTTCCGACCCCTGCGAACTGGTCGTCTTCGAACGTGTGGATGAAGGTGCGTTGTCAATGGTGCTACGAGTTCATCTCGAACACGTCGCATACCCGCACATTGCGGAAGCCATCGCGGTGCTGGACACCTATTTCGAGTTTGCCTGGATCGGGATCGACAAGGGTGGTAATGGCCTGGCGGTCGAACAGGACCTGAAACGGCTCGATAAGTTCTCTGACCACAACTTTGGGGATCGTCTGCAGGCGTTCGACTTCGGTTCCTCCACCACCATCGGGTTCAACACCTCTGGAAAACAGATCAAGAAGCGCACCAAGGAGCTGATGACCAGCCTGATCAACGGTCGCCTCGCCCGCAAGCTGATCACCTTCCCCGACAGCGACCTCGAAATCGAAGACCAGTTCACCACCCAGACCTACACCATGTCCAACGGCAAGGTGATCTATTCTAAGGGGCGCGACCACATCATTGATGCGGTGCGTTGCGCGGTGCTGGCTGTCGAGCTGGACGAGATGCAGGAGATCGATACCAACATCGAAGAGATCGCCATCATGCCAGTAACCACCAAACCGATTTTCAAGTTCTGAAGGGATATACATGTCGATACGAACCGCATTCAGTCTGCAGAAGAAGCCGAAGGATGATCTGAGCCCTGTCGAAGCCCACGGTGCAGCCTTGAACCGCATGGGCGGGGCGACCGATGGGCTGGACACGGTAGAAGGTGTCCCGGAGAAATGGGAAGAGATGGCGCGTCTGGCCTGGTACTACTTCACCAGCGAACCGATCGTGAACAATGCCGTCAATGCCTGGCGGGTGTTTGCTGTGGGCGAGCAGATCACCGTGCTGGCCGACGATGCCGACACACAGAAGAAGGCACGGGCGCTACACCGCCGTCTCGGGATGGACAAGCTGGTCCGCGACATGGTGCTGCAGCTCCTGGTCAAGGGCGAGTGCGCGGCCTACAAGGTTTACGGTGGCAAGAAATCGGGCGATGGCTACAAAGATTTCGAACGGATCCTCTGCCTGAACCCTATCGGCCTGACGTACAAGCTGGATGATGAGACCGGCGAGATCGACGAGATCCGGCAGAAGGTCAAGCGGGACGACAAATCCACTTCCAGCATGGGCAAGGAGATCACCCTCGAGCCAGCCCAGTTCTTCCGCGCCAAGTGGGACAGCCCGGATTTCAACCTGCATGGCGTGTCGATCGTGCAACCCGCTTTCGAATCGATCCAGCTCATGCGTCACTATCGCCACGCCGAGAAGGCCATCGCGCAGCGCTGGACCACCCCACTCCGGTTCATCTCCGTCGGCGGCAAGTTCGGCGACAAGATCGTCACGCCGAAACAGGAGATGATCGAGAAGATCCGTGACATTCTGGACGAGATGGACCCGAAGCAGGGCGTGGTGGTACCCTACTACGTCGATGTGAAGACTTACGGCACCGAAGGCGAGGTCCTGCGCACTGAGGAGAAGGTCAAGGAGGTCAAGAGCGACATCGTGGTGGCGCTGGGGTTTGTGAAAAGCCTGGTCACCGGCGAAGGGCCGAACTTCGCCACCGCATCGGTGGGATTCAAGAAAATCATCATCATGCTGTCGGAGATCAAACGGATCGTTCGTGAAATCCTTGACTGGGTCTACCTGGACTGGCTGGAGATGCAGGGGCTGGAAGGTACCGAACTGACCTATCAGTTCGATGACCTCGATCTGGCCGAAGAGCAGGATCGCCGCACGATGTACGTAGAACTGTTCGACCGCGGCCTGATCAGCCGGGCGACCCTGCAGGCCCGGCTTGGCTTGCAGCCAGCAGTCGAGGACGAGCACTACAAGGATGAGGATTCCCGCATCGCCCGCGTTCTAAAACCCGAAGTGATCGCCAATCTTACCTTGCAGGATGTGCTGACCCGTGAAGAGGCGAGGCGCTTCCTGGGCTTGCCGACGGACGACCAGACACCACCAGACATCAAACCGAAGACCGTACCATCGGACGAAGATGCCGAAGCGCTGTACCGCGAGGTTGGTCAGGAGATGCTTGCAGGTCTGCCGGGGTATCCTTCCAATCCGGATCGTGGGGATCAATAGCCCATGGCCACTATCGATCCCCGACTTGAAGCCGAGCTGAACATCTCCCTTAAAGCCGCTCAGCAGTACACCGATGAGCAGGAAGCCTTGCTGCTGAAAGCACTGGAGCAGGCGGCTACCCAAGTCCGTAGCGAACTGCTGCGTGTGGCTGAGATGAAGAGTGTCACCCCCGGCACCGCGATCTGGAAGCGACGACTCGACTCGATCCTGAATCGGATCGAGACCATCCTGAAGGAGATGAAGAAGACCACTACCGATCTCGCCCGCCCGATGACCAAGGGTGCCTTTCGCCTGGGGATCGAACGGGGCGTGTTCGAGCAACGTGATAGCGGTGTGATGGGACTGAAAAACCCAGAAGAATGGCAGGCCATGATCGACAGCGCGTTCAGCACCATCGACGGCAATGCTCTGGACGCCCTCGCCCGTTACAATATCAAGCTTCTCGGGACGGTCTCGGATCGTCTGCTGGATGACATCAAACTGAATCTTCAGGCTGGAATTTTTTCAGGCAGATACATCGGACAGATCGCACTGGATATCGGGGATGTATTCAAATCTTCTGAACAAGACAAGTTCAGGTTTGCTGGAAAAAAGGTGTTTAAGACAGCGCAGAATAGGGTTGAGGTGATTACACGTACAGAAGTGATGCGGGCATACAACCAAGGGCGAATGCATCTCTGTCATGACATGAAGTTCGAAAAGGTGATCTGGTATACGGCATTGGATGAAAGGGTATGTTCGGTGTGCGGACCGCTAAATGGGAAGGAATTTGAACTGTATAAAGCTCTCGCTCCACCTATCCATCCGCAATGTAGATGTCTAATAAATTGCCCGCAGGAATAATGATCGAGCCATTTTCCGGCTCCCATTAAGCATTTCAAAATCATCTCAAGCTATTAACCCCTTAATATTCATATTAGACAGTTCCAAGGAATATGTTCTAAATTCTTCCACCATCTTAGATGGCTTTATCCGTTTTTTACTGATCATAGTCACCGTATTTCTTTCCAGCCGAACATATTGATCGTACCCCTTTATTTTAATTGTACACGACTCGGTATTTAATGGGTCATAATCTATCAGCACATCACTATTTCCACTATTTTGTATTTTCATTATAACATCCTCTATCTCGTCAACTCCTTCAACAATCATTCTATATTCATCAAACCTATCATCAAATATATCATCTAATATATCCATCGTAATATTATTTACATTAATATTCGACAATACCCTTTCGACTTTGTACTCACTTGGATCATTTTCATTCTGGACTAATTCCACATGATAATCAAAGTAATTCTTAATTATGACAGACCCCTTCCCCTCTTCACTTGTTATTTTTAAATCTTTAATACTTAATTTTAATTTTTTCATTGCTTCTTTGTATATATCTCTAATATCATCTTCTATTATACCTCCCGACACCGATATCACAAATTGATTTGTCTTATATGTTACGGAAGAATATATTTTATGCCCTTTCTTTTTATCAAAACCTGGAAGTCTTGAAACATCTCCAGTTATTATAGCGGCCAATGCCACATCTTTAAGCTCAATACTCTTCCCCAAGTATATGTCTTCTTTATCTTGTAGTAACTTTGTTACATCTGCGATAATTGTTTTATTTGTCTCTTTGCCAAATTTAATTGGTGTTTGAGTTTTATGTCCTGTAAAAAGATCACCTAAACGGCTTTGAGTGTTAAAATACAAATACTCTTGCAGTTTATCACCAAAGAGAAGGCCATTATCGTAAATATCACCACCATTACCAGAAAGAGCCTCGATTAAGTAGGACGTCCAAATTCCATGGGATTTTTCTCTATCAGGATAGGACACTTCATCATGCTTACATGACGCGAAACCTAGTAAATATTCGCTATCCCTATACTTATACTTTAGACTATCTGAATCAAATGGCTGAATACCGTCCCTCGTCACATTATCAAGCTTGATCCCACTATGACATGCATCAACAAAAAGCACCTTCCGATTTGATTCCGATTCTTCAAGTTGGGATAAAATCCAACTCATTGGTATAGCTGTCCTCTCCAAATCGTCAAGAATGGTGTCTGAACAAGTAAGATAGTTCACCCCCCCAGATGATAATCCATGACCCGCATAATAAAAAAATAAATCATCTGTGCTTCTAGCGTATTTCGCTATTTTAATCAAACCACTTTCAATTGACGCCTTTGATGCCCCATGATTAATTAAAATATCAATATCATCATTGTCAAATCCAATATTTAAGAACGATTCTTTTATTCCGACTGCGTCATTAACACAATAATTTAATTTTAACGACTTATTGTTTGTGTAATCGTCAATACCAACAATAAATGCGATCCTCATGAATACCTCGGCTTGAAAAGGTGACTTCCGAAATTCTCTATTCTAAGTCAATTTCGCAAAGTGGCATTCTGTTTCCAGGCGTTCGTAATTATATGAAAGTAAATGCTTTAGCTGATTGTCACCTAGATAATCCTTTCATAATAGTAATAGTAATCTACAGCGAGATTCTTGCTACGATTTTGCAAAATGTAAATCTGAATTAGTCGTTGTGCAAGAATGAGACCCCCCCCTTCCCATGGCGTGTGCTCAGTGATGTCTTCACCCTCCGAGATTAGTGCTAAAATATTGCCTTTAAATTGCGGTTAGTTTCTCCGCTGTTTTCGTCTAACCCGCCAATGCGTTTGATCCTGCGAATACTCTCCTTTGAGATTAGCCTTTTAAGAACTATTTGCCCCCCCTGTGTGATCGTGCTCCCATAGAGTTCCTCATTTCGCGAAGTCTTCCGATAGGTATCACATAGAAGCAGGTCCATTCGCCTTTATGAAGATTGTTCATCGTTAAGTGCGACTAAAACGACCCTACTTCGTATGCAAGGCTCAGGGGCAGGTTTTAAATGCTTCCCGGAATTCGTCACTTCGGCCGGTTTTCCGGTATGTATGAAGTAGGGACCAATGGAGACTTCCGAAAGGCACTCGATGTTCGACACTTCCGACACCACCCTCCACTTCCTGCTAGAAGGCGATGCCCTGTTGGCAATGGCCGCATCCGAACAGAAGGATGCTGCGCCGGACTATGTCACCAGCTACATCGGCTCGAAGCGCAAGCTGGTGGACTGGATCTGGCAGCATACCCCGGATGGTGTGGGATCCGTACTGGATGCCTTCAGCGGCAGTTCGGTTGTGGCGTACATGTTCAAGAAGCAGGGGATGCGGGTTGTCGCCAACGACCGGTTGACCTTCTCCTGGCATGTGGCGCGGGCAATCATCGAGAACGATTCGGTGGCTTTGTCGGATGCGGAAATCGATGCCCTGCTCCAACCCAATGCCCAAGCTTCAGATTTCGTGGCCAAGACTTTCGCAGGAAAGTATTTCCGTAAGGGTGTTCATGAACGCATCGACCAGGTTCGTGCGAACATCGACAAACTGAAAGGATTCAAGAAGGACATTGCTCTTTTTGCCCTCGGTCGCACCTGCATGAACGCTGCCGGGAGCTTCGGACACTTTGGATCGACGGTGGTGAAGGGGCCGGAGTTCGCCAAGTCGCCCGCCGAGTTTGACGAGACCTTTCGTAAAACCTGTGTCGCGATCAACGGCCTAGTGTTCGACAACGGCAAGGAGAACCGGGCGCTCAACCAGGACATTGCCGATCTGCTGCCGGGGATCAAGGTCGATTTGGCCTATTTCGATCCGCCCTATGCGACCGAGTTCTCCACCACGAACTACGAGACTGCCTACCACTTCATCGAAGGGTTGATGACGAAGTGGAAGGGCAAGACCATCGATACCAAAAGCAAGATGCTGAAGTACGAGGAGATCGGCGAGGCAACCATCACCAAGGAGAACGCTGAGGAGTTCTTCGGTGGGTTCCTCGAAAGTGCCAAGTCGATCCCGTACTGGCTGATCAGCTACCGTGATCATGCCTTCCCCACCGAACCGCAGATCAAGGCGATCATCGAGAAGCAGGGCAAGGCGACCCGGATGTTCAGCCACGACCATGCCTACCACCTCGCCGGTGCAAAGAAGGGCGACTCCCCCTCACAGGCAAAGGAACGGTTATTCGTCTGCGGACCCTCGGAAGCCTCGCTGAAGACGAAGGCCGATTTCACCGAAGATGACATGACCGCCACCGCCCCCGACACCACCGTGGGCAACCTCGCCGCGGAGGCGGTCAAGGGCAAGCGGGTCATGGTAACCGCTTTCATGGGCAGCAAGACGGCGATGCTGGAGTGGATCTGGAAGCACACGCCGGATGGGGTCGAGTCGGTCCTGGATCTGTTCAGTGGTGGGTCGAACGTCGCTTACATGTACAAGATGAAGGGGCTGCGGGTGGTCACCAATGACCTGCTGCAGTATCCCTATCACATCGCACGGGCGGTGATCGAGAACAGCAGTGTCACCCTCTCCGACGAGGAGATGGATGATCTGATGAAGCCCAATGGCAAGGCCGGGGATTTCATCGTCCGGACGTTCGAAAGCTACTACTACACCAAGCCGATCCTCGAGTTCCTCGACAGCACCTGGGCGAACATCCAGGATCTGCAGGGCTACAAGAAGGACCTGGCGCTGTTCGCTCTCGGGCGTACCTGCCAGATCAAGGCGGCATTCGGGGAGTTCGCCCGGTCGAAGAAGACTTTAACCGAGTCGATCAGCAAGTCCAACGATCCCAAGCGGTACGAGCACACCAGCCTGGGCAACATCCCGTTGTCCGAGTTCACGGACACCTTCCGCAAGTGCCTGGAGGACGCCAACGCTCTGGTCTTCGACAACGGCCAGAGCTGCAAGGCCTACAACACCGAGTCGCTGTCGCTGCTGCCCCGTGTGAATGTGGACCTGGTCTACGCCGATCCGCCCTACATCACCCAGTTCGGGGCGAACGACTACGAGTCGAAGATGCACTTCATCGAGGGACTGATGACCCGGTGGAAGGGCAAGGAGATCCTCGACAACGGTCTGCACAGCTACCCCTCGCGCACAAAATACACGAAGGAGTCGATCGGTGAGCTGATCCAGGGAGTGGTCGAGGGTTCTTCGCGGATGAAGGCACACCTGCTGCTGTCCTACCGGGACAAAGCCTTCCCCACCGCCAGTGAGCTGAAGACCCTGATGAACGACCGCTACAGCAATGTGGATTTCCGGCGAAAAGGGGTCACCTATCACCTGGCCCGCTGGGCGGATGAGGATGGCGGCAAGAACGCCCAGGAATACCTGGTCATTGGAAGTAAGCCCAAGGCGAAGGCAGCACTGGACCTACCCGAGAACGGCCTGATCGGACACGCCTTCGAGGTCACCGATGTCCATCTGACAGCCGATGCCGCGGCAGATGAGAACACAGAACCAACCTTTGAGTTCATCCTCGCCCATGTCGGCACCAACAAGAACGGCGATGTCTTCCTCAATGATGAGCTGAAGAAAGCAGCATCCACCATCGTCGACAAGAAGATCAATCTGCAGCACGACCAGTACCTCGGTGCGGTGGTTGGGAAGGTGACCAATGCACAGTTCGAGGATACCGAGGGCGGTCGTGTCAAATGCACCGGCGTGCTGTTCACCCAGGATGTGGAAGCCGCACGTGCCGCCTACCGCCTGCTGAAAGAAGGGTTCATCCCGGTCGTTTCGATGGAATGTCGCATGGAAGCGGCGCGGTGCTCGTACTGCCACCGCGAAGCATCCGGCGAGCAGGACCTCTGCATCCACCTGAAGAAATACCACAACAAAGAATTCAAGGGCAAACGCGTGACGCGGGAGATGGTCGGGATCACGTTCACCGGCGTGGGTCTGCTGGAAGGCACTCCCGCTGATGACCGTGCCCTGATTACTCGTGTCGCACAACGGGAAGGACAACACAAAGCGATGAAGCACAAACGATTCCGTGAGGTCGTCGCATCGGGGATCAGCGATCCGGCAAAGCTGTCGGAAGCCTTCGCATCCCACATGAACGACCTGCTGGAGAACCAGGACGATCCGGACGTCAAGGAACTGGTGAAACAGTCCACCGAGGACTACACCGCCATGGCCGGTGAGTTGCTGACCGAAGCCGCGAAGAAGCCGTTCAAGGATGACCTGGCCAAGGAAAACGAGCAGTTGAAGAAGCAGGTGGAAGATCTGACGAAGCAGCTCGACGAAATCCGCAAGGCGGAAAAAGCGAAAGCCAAGGCGGAAGCGGCGAAAGAGATCCTCGTCCTGATGAAGAAGTCGGGGCGGACGTTCGCCGATGAAGCCGCGGAGAAGGCCGAGCTGGACCGTCTGCAAAGCCTTTCAGAAGAGACGCTTAACGAGCTGAAAGGGAGCCTGACCACCCTGAAGGCCGCCGCCGAGATCGTGGATGATGCCAAAGGTGTCACCCGGACCAACGGCAGCCAGCGTCCACAGCTCCAGCCCGATGAAGCCCCCGGCGGGATCGGTGAGCTTCGCACCACGATTCGGGACGGGCTGAAGCATTCCTATGCCCGGTTCAAAGCAACCGACGAAGATGAGGGAGAATAACCCATGACCAACCTGGTCAACACCACCTATCCGGGGATCGAGTATCCCTACTTCAAGGTCGTCGGTCCCGCAGCGGATGGCACATTCGTCAAGATAACCGCCAGTGACGAAGTCACCCTGGTCGACGATCAGGGGGACGATGCGATCGGCGTGATGATCGAGACGTTCCTTCCGGACAACGACTACTACGTCCAAGCCGCTGACGAGAAACAGCGCTGTGCGGTCATGGTCGGGCAGGGCGTCCTCGAGTTCACCTCATGGTCGGGCGCGATTGTCACCGGCAACGATGTCTCGTTCGATCCCACCGATGGTCGCCCCCGCGCCGCCATCGCAGGCGACACCATTTACGGCAAGTGCATCCAGCACAGCGAAGCCAAGGTCCGTGTCCTGCTGTACGGCCACGGCAACGGTGTGGTCGCGGCCTAACCCCCTCTCGATGGAAAGGACTGTTCTGACATGAAGACTCGCAAAGGGATCCTCACCCAGGTGGATGTGGATCGAATGGAAGCTCTGGGCAAGGCGATGCAGCGGGCGCTCTCCAGCGATGATGGCTTGGTCGCACTGGCAGCGGAGATGGTGCCGGAGATCAGCCGCGAGCTGGAGGAGAAGTTCTGGGTGCCGCTGGTGTTCCGCGAAGACCCGCTCCCCGCTGGCAAAGTGCCGAAGTACCGGGTGAAGCAGGATGTGGATGTGCACTGGATGGCCCCCGGCGGCGAACCCGCACGGCAGCGCATCCGCAAGGGACAGGAGATCCAGTTTCCGCTCGAGACGGTGGAAGCGTTCATCATCGTCAAGGCTCGTGACCTGAAGATGGGCTACGTCTCCGACCTGACCACGCAACAGGCGGAAGCGGGCCGGAAGATGCGCAACAAGATCAACGCCGCGGCAGCAGGTGTCCTGAGCGCGGCGGCCGATGCGGCTAATACCGAGGGCACCCAGAACGTGTTCGAGATTGCCTCCGGCGGCAAGTTGACCCTCGATGCGGTCAAGGCGGCGCTGCGCTTCTACGAAGACCAGGAAATGTCCATCAAGCAGATGGTGATGCGTGGTGCGCGCTTGGTGGACATGTACGACTGGTCGCTGCCCACCGAGGTACAGAGCGAACTGCTGCGTGCCGGTGTGCTGAAGAAGCTCGGGACAGCCGGTCTGATCGGTACCTCCTCGGCCAACTCCTCGGAAGTGCTCTGCACCCCGGACGAAGAGATCGGCGTCTATGCCATCGGCAGCGCCCTCACGGTCGAGCCCTGGCGTGATGTGCCGAAGGACGAAGTCGGGTTTGTGGCGCGGATGGAAGTGTCGCTCGGTGTGCTGCAGCCGTCGCGGGTATTCAAGATCACCATCGCGTAACGGAGGCTGCCGTGAAAAAGTACAGGAACACCTCCAACCGTCACCTGCAGTTCGCCCTGGCCGGGATCGAGATCGCTCCCGGCCAGGAGGTGGCGGTGGCCGATGGTGTGGCACGCAACGATCCCGGATTCCAGGCATGTCTCGAAAGCGGTGCCCTGGAAGATCTCGGCGTGACACGGCGGATGTCATCGAAAGCGAAGGAACCAGCAAGCGAGCCACCCGCCGCTGAACAAGTCACCGCGAACCTCGAGGACGAGTAACCCATGGCCACCAGCCTCGACAGCCTGAGCACCGAACTGCGCCGCTCTTGTGGTGATGATCTGCCGGATGCGGAACAGGCCCTCTCCCCCGCGCAGCTGAGCCGATCGCTTCAGCGTGCGGTGGTGATGGTCAACCGCGACTTCGGGACCGGGTATCGGGTGCTGGTGGATGCTGTTTCCCCCGACCTCACGGTCAGCGACAAGGAAAACCTGTTGCTGGCGGCGATGGTCAGCGTGGCTGAGATGATGCTGGCCCGCTACTCCAAGTATCCCTCGGTAAAGAGCGGGGACAAGAGCGTGTCCAGGGACGGCCAGGTGGATGCGTGGTCGCGGCTTCATGCCCGCTACCTCGAGCAGTACAAGGACGCGGTCGCCATCCACCTGGCCAGCCGCGAAGACAACGTCGATCCGGTTCTCTACGGGTGATCCATGCTGCTGGCTGACGAGAAGAACCGGGTCCAGGCGGACATCTGTGACCTGATCGAACAATCCGGATTGACTGGACGGTTGCTTCGACCACAGGTGACTGGTGTGGGTTCGTTCGATGGGCCGGTGGAGGCGGGCGAGGATGTAGTGGTCGAGTCGTTCCCGCTGGAGTGGCACCCTCTCTCCCCCGACGACCTGAAGCAGATCGGCAGCAGCGGTATCGGGCATGTGCTTCCGGATCTCGATATCCGTGAAGGCGATGTGGTCCAGTTCCAGAACCACCGCTACCGGATCACCAATGTCCAGCCCATCGACCTGTTCGGAGTCGTGATGTACCAGATCGTGAACCTCGAGAGGGAATACCGTGGCTGAGCCCCTGTGCCGGATTAAGGTCGATCTGCCAGCTATCGTCCGGGCGCAGCGAGTGGTGGACCGCTACCCCCAGACTCTGCTGGACGCCCTCGAAGAAGGGCTGAACGCCATCGCCCTCGAAGTGCAGAAGACCGCGGTGGTCAAGCTGACCGAGCAGGGCGCGGTGGACACGGGGCAACTACGGGCGTCGATCACCATTCATCGCATCTCGGACACGGAACTGGTCGTCGGAACCAATGTTGCTCACGCCGCCGCAGTCGAGTTCGGGGCGAAGGCGCACTGGATCCGGATTGACAAGACTCCGGGGTTCCGGGCATGGCTGCGGCACCACGGCATCGATCCGAAGGGCGAATTGGTCTACTTCCGGGTCGCGCCGAAGCCAAGGCCGTACATGGAACCGGCATTCGAGGAAGGACGGCAGTTCGCCGATCGTGAGATCCCCAAGCGGGTTGAGAAGGCACTGCGATCCGTGGCTGGAGGTGCGGGATGAGGCTGGAATCTGCTCTGGCACTGCACTTGGGCGCGACGATATCGGAATTGCACTTGTTCCGTGATGATCTGGCCTGGAATGCGGCGGGCAATCCCTATCCCTACCTACTGATCGACGAAATCTCACGCAGTCGGCAGGCATTGGGAGCGGGCAAGACAGATGGGTACCGAGATGGCACCCCTGTCAAGTTGACCAAGGAACGGCGGGTGCTGCGGTTCTCGCTGCGGGCGGCTGGGTCAAAGCAGCAAAGCGGTGGCCGGACCGCCGCGGAAATGGCAGACCAGGTGATGGCCGAGCTGGATAGCCTGGTGTGGGATGGAAGTGTTGACCTGCCGATCCCGGATTCGACTGACACCGTTCACATCGAGCGGGTCGTGTTTCAAAGCCGCAATGACCTGCCGCCCATGGAAAGTGGCGAGCCGTCCGTGCATCAGGTGGCATTCAGCTACGCGTTTGTGATTCACCGGGTGGTCGAAGGCGATCCGGCGAGGACACTGCAGACCATTCAATTGGAAAAGGAATAGAGATGCCCAGCGAAAAGAAAAAAGCGGATCCGGTCCAGCCCCCATCGGAACCGCCCGTCACCAAGCCATCCGAGGATACTCTGCGCCTCAGCACCCTGCTGAAGCAGGAGGGTATCCCCGAGATCGAGGCAAAGGGCTTTCTGGTGGGGTCGCGACTGGCTCCCACCGATCGGATGACGGTCACCGCGTTTCGCAAACGGTTCAGCGGCTGGCGTAACCAGCCCGCCGGGAAGGAGTCCCGATGACTCAGGTGATCAAGGACGTCTATACGTCCTACCTCTCCGGCGCAGTCGTGGTCACCCCGCCTGCCGACAACATCGAGTTCGTGGCAGCATCGGCCATGGGCGGCCCTGTGCTTCAGAAGGTAACAGTCTCCGACAAAGCCACTGCCAAGGCAGTCTTCAAGGGCGGCGAGATGCTGAAGGCACTTGAGGAACGGATCGATGCCGGCAGCCAGGTGGTCTACGCCGTCCGCATGGCGTCCAGCAATACAGCGTATTCCCAACTGGTGCTGCAAGACGATGCCGCCAAGACCGCCCTCACCCTGCGAGGTGCGGACAAGGGAACCTGGTGGGATGGAATCGAAATCGATGTGACCGGCACCGGCGCGACTTGCACTGTCGAGATCCTCGATCCAACCACGGACGAGATTTACAGCTTCAGCGGATCGACCGTGGCGGACTTGGTCGAAGCGATTAACGACGGTCAGTCCCTGGTCGTGGCGGTGGATGGCGGCAATGGTCTGCCGGTGGCGGTCAGTGGCCAGCTCCTCAGCGGTGGGCATGACGGCGCGGATCTGACCAACGGTGATGTCCTTGCGACGATCACCCTGTCCGAGGATTACCCGGATGTGAACTGGGTGCATTTCGTCGGGGCTGCAGATGTAGGGCTGTGGGCTTCGATCCTCACCTCCTGCGATCACATGATCACGGATGGGATTGGGGAACGGTTCGCCCTGCTGGATCTGCCTGCGTTCAGCCCCGCCGATCCATTGAATCCCACATCCGCCGAGATCGAAGCCTACAAGACGTCGGTGTTCACCCTGGCCGCTACCGCGAAGAATCGGAATGCTGTCTTCATCGCGGGTAACGGCCAGTTCACCGCCTCCGACGGCACAGTCTATTGGAACCGGCTGACATCAACCCTCTCCGGTGTGATGGCCTCGCTGGTTGTTTCACGCTCGATGCTCGGCCAGGTACCGGTGAATGTGTTGGCCATCTCCCCCGAGTGGCCCCGTGGTTCCCAGGTCGAGCTGGTCACCAACCACACCAACCACCTGCGCTTCCAGCCGGGCGTCGGGTTCATCTTCGCGCTGTCCGAGAACAACCCACCCACCGGCGACAGCTACAACCGGATCGAGAAGCTGCGATCTGTCTATTCGGCAGGCAAGCAGGTTCGCGCCGCGGCGATTCCCCACCTCGGACGCCCCAACGACAGCGCGGGCGAGGGCCTCAAGATCCTCGAGGAAGACCTGAAGCGCCCCCTCGACCTGATGGTCCAGCAGGACGAGATCGATAACTATGCGCTGACCGTTGCCTCGACCGATGAACAACGCGCCCAGGGCATGGCGGTGGTCACCCTGCAGGTCAACAGCCTCAAGGCGTTCGAGATCATCCTCGAAAACATCCATTTGGACTGAAGGAGATAACCCATGGCTGACTGGATCGAGGATCTCGGTGCCGCGGATGGCATCTCGGGCAACAGCGTCAAGCTGATCCTGGACGGTGTCCCTGTGCTCGCCCTGCAGAATTTCAACTGGAAGATCAAGAAAGACAAGAAGCCGCTGTTCGGTGCGGGCTACCCGCAGGCGCACGGTGTCACACGCAGCATCCACAAGACCTACGAGATCGATTTCGAGGTCAAGGAAGTGCTGGTGAATAGCGCGATCACCGTCGCCCAGACCGCGAAGAACGCGGCCCTGCTCGCCCCCTACGAAGACTGGACCGACATCCGTAACGCCACGATCATCGTGCTCTACCCCGGCGCGGCCGCAGCACGTTCGAAGACGTTCAAAGGCGTCGAGATCACCGGTTGTGATGGTGGCTTCGCGGATGGCGAGGATGCCGACCCCATCGGCATGAAGATAACCGGCTTCGCCACGGCCGCAACTGGCCTGTTTTAACAAAGGAAGGAACTACCGATGTCCGATAACACGACCCCCACGAACGAGTTCAACCGCATCGTCGAACGGCTGAAAGAGCAGTACAAGCCTCATTCGCTGTTCCTCATCGAGGACGCTCGCACCGGAGAGAAGTACATCGCCCGCGGCTCGAACTGGACCGAGTTCAGCGAGATCATGAAATCTCCCGCCCACCGGATCCCGTTCGAGCTGGTCCGCAAGCTGATCGTCTGGCCCGAGATCGACGCGGTCGACCTCGACACCAACACTTCTGGCAAGTGGCAGCCGGGCCGGATCACCGCTCTGGCCGAGCAGATCCAGGAAGCGCTGGGCTACACGAAGAGCTACACGGTAAAAAACGTGTAACGCGGTCCAAGGCCGTTCTCGACCGGACCTGGTACCTGCAGATGCGGGCCGTGATCTGTTCGCGGTTTGGTGGGTACACGTTCGAGACCGTGGACGGCCTGCCGCTGGACCGGGTAATTGACATCTACACCGCCGCGGAGTGGTTGGCGGATCAGGAAAGCAAGGCGCTGCGCAACAAGGGACATCGCGAACGATGAGTCTGCTGCAAGGGTTCACCCAGGCGATCCACATCGATCTGCAGGGATCGTCCAACCTCGGTTCGACCGTGGGATCCGCCACGGCCGAGCTGGACCGTTTCGCGACATCCGCGAAGCGGATGGGTGTGCTCGGCGGCATCCTCACCGGCGTGGGTGCGGCGATGACCGGGTTCGCCACCCTCGCGGCGGCTTCCACCATTCGCACCCAGGAAGCCTTGGGCGAGATGGCCTCCCTTGGCTACCAGGATCTGGGCCTGCTGGAGAACGCCGCTGCTGATTTTTCCGATAGGTTTGCTGGCACCAGCAAGGCCGAGTACATCAAAGCCGCCTACGACATCAAGTCGGGCATTGCTTCCCTGTCCGATGCCGGAGTAGCGGACTTCACCCGTCTGTCGGCCCTGACCGCACGGGCTACCCGATCCACTGTCAGCGAGATGACCTCCCTGTTCGCCACCGCCTACGGCATCTACAAGGGGTTCTACAGCGACCTCAGCGATTCCCAGTTCGGGGAGTTGTTCAGCGGCGGCCTGGCAGCGGCGGTGCAGCAGTTCAAGACCACCGGACCTGGAATGGCAGCAGCGATCTCCCGGCTTGGTGCTGCGGCCACCACGGCGATGGTGCCGATGGAAGAACAGCTCTCGGTGTTGGGCATGCTGCAGGCGACCATGTCGGGCGAGGAAGCAGGCACGAAGTACAAACAGTTCATGCTGAACACGGCACGGGCAGGGCAACAGCTCGGGCTGAGTTTTACGGACGCTCGAGGTCAGTTGCTGCCGATGGCGGATGTCCTTGATGCCTTGAAGCAGAAGTTCGGCCAGACCATCGATGCTGCCGAGAAATTGCAGATCCAGCAGGCATTCGGGACAGTGGAAGCCCTGGCGGTTGTCGATCTGTTGATTGGCAAGACCGACGACCTGCGCAGCAACATCGACGCCCTGTCGACCGCAATGGCGGGTGGTTCATCGATCACCCTCGAGATGGCTGAGGCGATGGATCGCGGTCTCGGCCCGGTCCTCGCCCTGACGAAGCAGCGGCTGTCGAACGCCCTCGAGGAACTGGGCAAACCGATGGCCGAACTGATCGGTCCGGCGCTGGACATTCTGTCGGGGATGGTCGAGACGTTTCGGGCATGGGCATCGACCCATCCCGGCCTGATCAAGGTCGCTATGGGGGTCACCCTGATCGGCGGCGGGATCATCACCCTGGCTGGTAGCCTGCTGCTGGCAGCCGCAGGGTTCGGCACACTTGCGGAAGGGGTAATCGGCGCGGCAGCGGCCATGGGGATCGGCACTGCCAGCTCGCTCACCATGACGGGTGCTGTAGCGGGGTTGGGCACTGCGATTTGGTCCGCCCTCGCCCCCATCCTCCCAATCGTCGGAGCAGCGGCCGCAGTTGCAGGTCTACTCTACCTCGCATGGAAAAGCAACTTCCTCGGCATACGGGACGCGGTCTCTGTAGCGGTGGCCAACATCAAGGTAGCCTTCGGTTTCCTGATGAAGCCCTTGCAGATGCTGTGGAACATGGTCAAACAGGGGTTCGGTGGTTGGATCGACAGCGTTCGCGCTTGGTACGACTCCTGGAACAGCTCACTGACCGGCGCGGCCTCCCCTCTTGTGCAGTTGGTAAATGTCGTTTCCTATGGCATCGGCTACGTCTATGGCCTCCTTGCCCACTTCCTCGAATGGATGCAGCCCGCGGTTGTGACCGCGTTCCAGGTAGTCAAGCAGGTGTTCGGCACCTCGTGGGATGCGATTGCCGGGACGTTCCGGATCGGTCTGGCGCTTATGCAGGGTGACTGGAGCGGTGCCTGGGATGCGATGAAGCAGACCGCGGTCGCCCTCTTCAACGATCTACGGGGATTGCTGGACCTGTTCACTCCCTACTTCGAGGCTATCTGGGCGAAGATCGGCGACTCGGTGATCTCAGCCTTCGATGCTGTCTGGACGACCTTGAAGACAGGCTTTTTCGGCTTGCTCAACTTCTTCGTCGATGGCATCAACCAGACCACCTCGCTGCTGAATCTGCTGCCGAGCGTGAACATCCCCACCCTTGAGTCGTTCTCCCCCACGGATTCCGGTGAGTTCTCCGCAGGGGCTGGTAATGTTGTCAGCAACGCGTTCAGCTCGGTGCGTCAGGGAAACCGCTCAGTACAGGTGGACCGCTCGATCTCGGGCGTCACCCTGAACCTCAACACCCCGGCGGGTGCAGACACCAAGTCGATCCGAGACGCATTGATTCAGGCATTGGAAGAGCTGGCCGGGCAGTCGGATGGCATCGAGGAGGCGGTCTATGCCCAGTGACCTCCTGCGAACCTTGACCAACGACAAACCGGTCGACGTGATGCTCGGCGACCTGGTGCTACCGGTTCCCCCGCGCCGCATGCGCATCCGTCAGACCGCCAAGGTGGACGAGATCGATGTGCCCAACCGCAACGGCAAGGTGAAGCAGGCGGTCGGGTACGAGTCCGCCGAGATATCCCTGCAGCTCGAAGTGTGCGATCGGGAAGTAGGCGGCGCGGTGGTCGAGACTGCCAAAGAGCGCGTCGAGACCCTGACCAACCTGTTCAAGCCCGAGCAGACCGCAGTGCCGAAGGTGGTGCCGATCGTCTCGGAACTGACCGAGTTGTTTCGGGTGCGGGATGTGCTGATCCGTGACATCGAGGTCGTGGAGAGCGCCGACTTCGGCCATTACGACGTCACCCTCACCCTGACCGAGTTCGCTTCAGAAGAGAACACGGCGGCAACGGGTGCTTCCGGGGATGGCAGCACGGGCGGTTCGACAGGTTCCGCTGACGGTTCGGGGGACGGTTCAGCTGGTTCGTCCGACCCTGCGACATCCGCCCTCGAACGCGGCTACCAGGATGGGCATGGCTTCGCGCCATTCCAGCCGGGAGTGGACCATGGCTGAGATGAAGCGTCCTCGGATCTCGGTGCTGATCGGCGGAATCGAATACGCCTCTTCTGTGCAATCGTTCACTGTTACCGCAGATCTGCGTGAGCCTGCTGTGACATGCGAGCTGCTGTTCGAGGATCTGCTCCGAACACGTGTCGGCCAAATCCAACGCGCCCTGCCGCTGACCTTCGCCTGGGGCTACGACGGTGAGTCGATGCAGCGTGTGTTCCAAGGGGTGGTGCGGGATGTGGATGATGGTCGCAACCCTCTGCGCGTCCAGGGCATCGACTTCAACACCCTGCTTGCCGCCAAAAGGATCACAGCCACCTACCAGGACGAGTCGGCCGAAGGCATCCTGCGGGCGGTGCTGGCCAACACGGGGTTGTCTGTCCAGGCGGAATCCTCCGGCGTTCAGATCGACCGGCTGCCGCTGTTCAATGTGACCCTGCGTGACGCGATGGATACCCTGACGGCTATGGTCCGCAAGCAGACCGGTCAGCCCTGGTACGATTTCATCCGGGATGGTGTCTTCCATTGGGGACCGCCGAACTACAGCCAGGATCCGGCACACGCCTTCCGGACGGGAGTGGATGTGCTGGCTTTCCGCAAGGCGTCCGCTGGACTGTCCGCCCTCGAGACCCTGATCGTACCGGTGAACACGGCAGATGTGGTGACGGTGGATGGTTTTGGATATTTCGTAATACGAGCAGAATATCGCTGGCTCGATGGCGGGCGGATGGTGCTGGGGCTGGAGGCGTGTCCATGAATGGCCGATCCATCGCTCCTGCGATCAAGCGCATTGTCGAGATGGTCCGTCCGGATCTGTCGGCGTACATGCGCTTTCCACTGCAGGCCACAGTCACCGCGGTGGATGTCGAGCAGTACACCTGCGATGTGCAGCCGCTGGATGAAACACTGCCGCCGCTGCCGAAATGCCGACTGCTCTCCCCCTGGGCGACTGGGACGATGCGGTTAGTGGTACTGCCAGCGGTTGGGGATCGAGTCGTGGTCGGGTTCGAACAGGGCGATCCCGACAAACCGTTCATCCTCGGGTTCCTGCCAGACAAAGGACCGGAAGGCACTCTCCTGATCGAGGCAGAACTCGCTCGGATTACGATTGCGCAAGATGGCACAGTCGCCATCGAATCCGATGCCAAAGTAGCCGTGAACGCACCAGCCATTGACCTCGGGGCGGATGCTGCGGAAGCGGTGATCAAAGGAAACACGTTCCAGCAGTTGTTCAACGGCCACCAGCACATCGGCAACCAAGGCGCACCTACCTCGACGCCGATGCGGCCGTTGGATGGATCGGAACTGTCAACCGTCAGCAAAACGGAGTAGACCATGGCCCTGGACGCGAACAGCCTCAAGACGCTGATCCAGCAGAAGAAGCAACAGCGAATGGAAGGCATCGATGCCTCCGATCCGGCCAACGCTGCCCAAGTGCGTGACGCCAATGACCTCGCCCTGGCTGAAGCGATCATGGAGCACATACAGGCAAACCTGGCTGTTCAGTTGCCCTCCAGCGCGGTGGTGATCGCGGTCGTTGGTCAGGCGACCGGAACGATGAATACTGCACCTCTGACTTGTTCCGTCGAATAGCCCCGTAAATGGGTGGAAATGGGTGAGAAAATGGATACCCGCTACCTCGGAACTGACATCGCGTTTGATGAAGACGGTGACCTCATGGTCACCCCAACCGGCGATCTGGTGATTGTTTCAGGAAATGACTGCCTGCTGCAGGACGTCCAGGATCGACTGAGAAGTTTGCCCGGTGACCTGTGGGAACACCCCGGTTTCGGATGTGACACCAACCGTCTTTTGGGTGCGCCGGATACACCCTTGAACCGTGCCCTGGCACAGCGGGGCATCCGCATGGCGTTGGAGGACGAACCGCGGATCGATGGTCAGACCATCCGCATTCAGGTGCAGCGGTTCGATGGTGAAACGAAGACCTACGAAGTGCAGTTCCGGGCGAAGGGGTCGGATGTGCCGCAGAAGCTGGTGGTGGGGTTCGGGTTGGATTCGATGAGCGAGGTGATTGGTGGCTGAGTTGATTCCCCCGACAAAAAGCCTGTCCGAGATCGAGAATGATCTGTTCACACAGGTCGCCGCTGGGACGCCCTTCACCAACTTCAACGTCGGTGCGGGGATCCGTCACCTGCTGGAGATTCTCGCCAGAGCGATCTACGATCTGTACGTCCTGCTTGCCACGGTCACCAACCAATCCTGGGTCACCACCGCCACCGGCAAGTGGCTCGATCTGAAAGTGCGGGAGTTGGGGATTCAGCGAGTGACCGCGGTAAAGACACAATTGCGGTTGACGTTCCGTACCCCCACACCCGCAGGCAGCGATATCACGATTCCCATCGGCACGATCTGCAAATCCCGCAAGGACGTGCAAGGCAACGAGTACCGCTTCCTGACAGCGGAAAAGGGTCTGATCGAGCAGGGCCAGAGCGAGGTAATGGTTCTGGCGGAAGCGGAACTGCCGGGGAAGGCCTGGAACGTGGCTCTGGGATCCGTGAACCGGATGGTGACCAAGATCAGCGGCATCGCCACGGTCTCGAATGATGATCCACTGGTACGCGAGGGTGCTGATGGTGAATCGGACGAAGCCCTGCGTCAACGTGCGATCCTGACTTGGGAGACCCTCGGCCTGGGTGGGACGCGTAACGCTTACCAAGCATGGGCGATGGCTGTACCGGGAGTCCGTGCGGTCAGCATTCTGGATGATTTCCCGTTCGGGCCGGGCACGGTTGGTGTGGTGATCCTGGGTGAAGCGGGTGCCCCATCGGCACAGCTCCTTTACGATGTGCAGACAGCCATCGATGCCCGCAAACCCTTGACCGCGGATGTGCGAGTGGTCGCGCCGGAGTTGGTCGAAACCACTCTCTCCATGACGGTCACCCACTTCGCAGATGTGGATCCGGTTGCTCTGGAAGCGACCATCCGTGACCAAATCAACGGCTTCGGCAATGCGTTGCAGTTGGGCGAAGGGCTGGTGAGGGCACGTGTGGTGCAGCAGGTGATGACGATCCCCGGCGTCTACAACGTTGAGGTCTCCTCCCCCACCGCCGACATCACCCTTCCCGCAAACCAGTTCCTGAGCGTTTCGTCGCTGGATCTGACACTCCGGATCAAAGGCCGTGCCTACCAGGACAGCATGATCCAGGGCTCCGGCGGCAATCAGACACTGACGGGTGAGGCAATCCCCGCGGTCTCACGTGACCTGTTCACCCTGGAGGAAAACCAGGGATGAACAGTCGCATCGGGACCTATCTCTGGTGGCTGAGCGCCGCTGTCCGCAAACGCAAACCCGCCGAGGAATCGACCTGGGGACGGTTGCTGGACGCCATTGGGACGGTGCTGGACAACGCCCTCGACACGGTTCAGGTCAGCCGTCGCCGCCGCTTCCTGCTCAACCCCGATCAGGCAGCCACCTACGGCGCGGACTATATCGATGTGGATCCGGTCGATCCGGAAAACCCGACCTCCATCGAAGCCTACTACCTGTCGGATCAGCGAATCGCAGACCTGGACCATCACGGCCGGGACCGAGGCCTGTCGCGCCTGCTGGCAGAAACCAATAGCGCCTTTGCCTGGCGGATCGCGACGCATCCTCACCGGGCGAGGACGTTCGGCACCGCCGCAGGGATCCGCTATGTCATCGAGGCGCTGTTCGGCCTGCGCTGCGCTCAGATCGTTGAGTATTACGCCGACCGCCTGGGCTGGGTGCTGCTGGCTGCGCAGGATCAGCCTTCCTACGCAGAAAACGTCCTGTCGCATCTGTTCAGCACGGCGGATCAGGACCTCTACCCCGAGTACGGCCAGACCCGGATCTATTCCGAAGCGGACCTCTCGACCGCGTACCACTTCTGGGTCCGTGTCGAGAACCCGGAGGGGGTGACGTTCGACCCGGTCGCCCTGATCGAGACCATCAACCGGACCAAACCCGCCCACACGAGGGCGGTTGTGACTATCGCGGAGTAATGATGCAGCGCTACAAACCCTTCTCCGGCGACAAGCCGACCCTCGAGGACCTGCAGTTCAACCAGGACGGCCTCGAAGCTGCGATCCTGAACCGCCAGGCCGAGATGTTCAGCGATGGGGTGGTCAGCGGGCTGGAAGTGAAGACGAACGACGATGCCTACCTGCTGCAACCAGGCATCGCCTTCATCCAGGGGGAACGGATCGAGGTGAAGGCCGAGAAAGACCTCGGTCTCGCACCCGAATCAATCACGCTGCACATCTGCCTGCGTCATGCGACCACCACGGCCCATCCGAAGCAGCACTTCGTCACGGGAGAAGTGACCGATGTATGGGTCGAGGATGGCTGGCAGGTGACGACTTATGAGGACGGGGCGACCATCCCCGCGGGGGATCTATTATTGGCGGATCTGCTGAAGGATGGCTCTTTGGTTGACCACCGCACCTTCGTCCAGGTGCAAACCGATCCCCGCATCCACGCCCCCAATACCGACACCCACACGACCGCGCCCGCGTTCAGGGTCGGTGGACCCTCCGGTGCGCCGGCGTTGACCACGGCCAACCTGCTGACAGTCAGCGACATTCTGGCCGACCTCTTTCTGCGCGGGGTGATCGACCTGCAGGACGGCAACGGTGAACGGGAGATCCTCACCCGCAAGATCCCGAGTAAACCGCATGCGCCGGAGTTCAGCCGTGACAACCTGCAGGTGGTGGTGGATGACCCCTCCGACCGAAGTCGCACCATCCGTCTTGCTCTGGACACCTACACCCGCAAGCAGATCACCGCACAAACCCTGGCCACCCAGATTACCCTGCTCGACGAACTACGAGTTCAGGTGGTTGCCCGGCAAACGCAGGGTTACTCCCTCGACCAGATCCGCGGCGATGCAGTGGTAGGTGATGCGCCCGACCTGGAAGTGCGCCGCCTGAAGAACCGTCTGATTGTGGCAGGCGCTCTGTCAGTGAAACGTGAAGCGGGCACACTGGAGCTGTCCAACGGGCTGACCGCGGTCAAGGGAACGGGGACTTCATTCGACTCGAGCCTGGTCGGGAAGGACATCTTGATCGTGGGGCTGGCCGAGGATCCCGTCGAATACACCGTGGCGGCGGTCCAAAGCTCGGTGGAGTTGACCCTCACCTCCCCCCTGCTGGAAGATGGTGGTTCAGGTCTGACCTGGTACCGAGCAGATGCCGCAGAAGTGGGCTTTGACGGCACCGCCACCAAGACCATAGACGAGCTGTTGGCCAAGGTGGACACCACCACCTCCAGCCGGGTCTCGGACCGCTCGAACAAGATCGCAGAACGTGATGAACAGGCGCTGACGCTTCTGCAGGAAGATGCGGGCACATCGGCCGAGATCACACCGCTGCGCCGCTACACCCTGGTTGCCACCTGGGACAAGCCCGAGTTGGTGGACCTGGAAGAGATCATCGGCTACCAGGTCCGTGTTGTCGAGCTGGTCAATGGCGTCAGTGAGATCCCAGCGAGCGTCTCCGTGCAGACGTTCAACGGATCGGGCAGCTATGCCCCCCTCGTGCGGCGCACGCAAGACAGAGGTACCCCCCAGCGGCAGCGCACCGAAGTGCTGGATGCCCAGGACACGGTCGCATTAGGATCGACAACTCAGATCCTGAAATACACCCAGACCGCTTCGGCATTCCGGGTCAACTCCCGACTGGTGGTAAACGGCGAGTCCCGCATCATCCGATCGGTCGATCCCAACGCCCGCACCATCGAATTGAACACGCCGCTTTCGTCGCTGCCTGCGCCAGGCGCAACCATCGCCGCCTACCGTGTCGCTTGGGAAGGCGATGTCAGCACCGAGCGGTTCCACTTGGAAATCGCGCCCGGCAAGCGGTACGCCATCGCGCTCCGCAGCCAGTCCGAGTATGGGCTGGTCAGCGACTGGACGCAGGCTATTGTGATCCGCACGGACGACCTGGTCGTCTCGGGCGGCAAGACCCTGGCCGATGTCGCCCTCGAGGAAACCGCCCTTCGCGCCTCGCTGGCCAGCGTGCTGCGGGATCACTTGACTGCTGATTGGAACGAGCAGCTCTTCAGCATTCAGCGGGTTGTGGCCGGCACCCCTTCGCGTGAAGAGTTCGCTACCCTTCAGACAGCCGTGGTCCAGATCGGCGCGAACATCAACCAGGCAAGCTGATCGTGGCAACGCTGATCCTCGAGCAGCTCCCGCCGGGTGCCGCGGCGGTCCTCTGCGACAACCTGCGCCGGGATGGTCAGGGCGCGCCGCTGGCTGTGCGCTCTGTGGTCGTACCCGCTTCAGGGATTGTCCAGATCACGGGTCTGCCCGACAGTAACTACTCCCTGCTGTTCACCGGGGCGCGCAATGTCCGGTTCAGCCGGTTCAGCATCGATGTGGGGGATCGTTCCCGCTATCCAGGGGCAATCACTCCTATCCCGTCTTCCGGATCGATCAGCGACGAACAGGTGAAGGAAGGTGCCCGCCGGGCGATGCTCGGGTTCGACGACTACGGCATCGTGCAGCACAATGTTCCGGTGGAGTTCGTAGCCGCCAACACACCCGGCATCAACAGCAGCGGCCTGCTGATAGCGACCCAGGTGCAGGGCAGCGGCCCCGAACCCGAGACGATGTTCCACACAGGCAACCGGCCCGGCATTGTCGATGTGCCGGGATTGCAGCAAGCCCTGGACGATCGGGTTACCGATCTGGAACTCGATGACACCGTGGCCACCCTGGTCGATGACTACATGGCTGGTAAAGAAACCATAGTCGAGGATCTGAGTAGCCAACTCGATGGAAGCACCAAGACCTACACCCTCACGAAGCCCTTTGTCACCCTGCGGGTTCTGCTGAACGGCCTGCTACAGCGCGAGGGCGCGGGCAATGATTTTGTCATCGCCCTCTCTCCCCCGAACCAGGCGATCACGTTCGGCCGCGCCCTGAAGCCCTACAACACCCTGATTGCCGAATACACGACCACGTGAACCACTGAGGATATCGCCATGCCCATCACGCAAATCGATCTCACGGAACAGGTGCAGAATGACCTGCCCGCCACCCAGGTGGCAACATCGTCAGACCGTCAGTTCCTGACCAGCGCCCAGAAAACCGCCTGCACGCGCAGCGCCACCGCCTCCCAAAACGGCTTGATGACCGCAACCCAGGCATCAAAGCTCGATGGTGTCGCGGACAATGCGAACAAGTACACGCACCCCTCGACCCATCCGGCCTCGATGATCACCCAGGACAGCACCCATCGGTTCACCACCGATGCGGAGAAATCGACCTGGAATGGCAAGCTCGGCGGATCCGGGGCACAGACCTTGAACGGCGATCTGACCGTCACCGGCGACCTGACCATCCAGGGGGACACGGTCACCCTCGATACGCAGACCATCGCGGTCGAGGACAACCTGATCCTGCTGAACAAGAACCAGACGGGGACTCCGGTCACGACGCTGAAATCCGGCATCGAGATCGAACGGGGCGACAATGACAACGCGCAACTGGTTTTCGACGAGACGGGCGAAGCCTGGAAGGTCCTGAAGATCGGGACAACCAGCTATCTCGCCATCGCCCTGGAAAACGACGAACGGTTCCTCAGCACCGCAGAAAAAGCCGTGGCCACACGTCTCGCCACCGCTTCCCAAGACGGCCTGATGTCCTCCACCCAAGCCGGCAAGCTCGACGGCATCGCAGCCAACGCCAACCACTACACCTTGCCCTCGGCCTCGGCCACCACCCGTGGCGGTGTCAAGGTCGGGACCAACCTGGCGGTCTCGGGTGATGTGCTGAGTGTCCCCGATGCCACCGGATCATCCAAGGGCGCGGTGCAGGTTGGCGGGAACATCAATGTCTCCGGCGGAACGATCTCTGTTTCGACGGCCACGGCTTCTGTCCGCGGAGTGGTCAAGGTGGGATCGAACATCTCGGTCAGCAGCGGTGTGATCAGCGTCCCGGATGGATCGGGATCGACCAAGGGCGTTCTCAAGGTCGGGGCAAACCTAGATGTATCCTCTGGTGTCGTCAGTGTTCCGGATGCCACGGTGGGCAAGGCCGGTGTCACCAAGGCCATGGTGACCATGCAGATCCTGGCGGACGGGTCAACGAACAAGTTCACCCTCGCAAACGCGTTCGGCACCGACACCTACCTCGCGGTCTACCGCAACGGTCTGCGCCAGTGGGAAGGCGCCACCGACGACTATGTCCGTGACGTAGCCAACAAGCAGATCGACCTCAACACCCCGCCAAAGAACGGCGAGAAGATTGTCATCGATTACATCCCGGCCTGAGAGGAATCCCGATGAGTGAGACGGACACCCACCATGATGTCCACACCGCGATGATCACCCAGATCTTCGACGACATCCGGGACATCAAGACCGAAATGCGCACCATGCAACGAGACACCCGTGAGGATCGCAAGGAGTTCTACGCCGCGATCGGCGGTTTGCGTGAATCGATCAACGGCAATGGCAAGGAAGGCCTGGCGGTACGTGTCGACCGCAACACCTCGTTCCGCAAGTCCCTGTCGAAGCTGCTGTGGGTGCTATTCACCCCGGTCTATGCCGGCATGATCGCCCTCGTCATCGAAATCCTGTTTCGCAGATAACACAGCTGGCCAACCACTTCATCCACACCTACCCATGAAAGGAAGTACCATGAGTGACACCAATCCCTACCTTGACGCCCTGATCGACGAGGCCAAGCAACTCGGCACGGACTGGGATACCCTGTTCACCGGCAAGTTCGAGGTCAAGGAGATCTTCGACCTGATCGCCACCCTTGTCCGCCTGGCCGAAGCGATCATCAGCGCTCCTTCCAGCGGTGCCGACAAACATCAGCTCGTGCGCGACGCCTTCACCTGGTTCGACAACCACTACCACATCCTTGACCGTGTCGACGACCTCATCCCCCTCCCCTTTATCCTCGAGCCCTGGGATGGCCCGGTCATCCGCAAGGTGGTCGATTTCCTGATCAGCCAGGCCGTCACCGTGTTCAATCTCACGATCTGGAAGGACGAAGGCGAAGCGATTCCGACGCCGTCAACTTCACAGGGGTGATGCCCGGTTCGACTGGGTTCCTGCACTAAAAACAGGGGCGCGGATCTCGGTCCGCGCCCTTTCTTCAAAGGAGTGTGATCC